TTAAAAAGAATAAAGGTTGGGAATTACTACAAAGCTGGATGAAATCTTCTCTTCTCTGGAAAAACAGTGTTATTCGCTGGGACTACGTAGAAGACTTTGATTACGTCATGGAGGAATACGAAGAAATTGATGAGGCTAAGCTTGATGAAATCCTAGCGGATGAAAGCTTAGAGATTGTTGGTGATCTCACTTTAAACCCTCTTAGTGAAACCATCTCTTATATTGATGTACGTCTACGCAAGAAGATTGACAAGAGTCGAATCAAGCTAGAGCTTATTCCACCCGAAGCATTTCGTATCAGTAACGAAGCTAAGGACATTGATGATGCTACCTTTGTAGGTATACAGTCAGAGATGTCAAGATCAGAACTTAGAAAGTACTATCCTGACTGGGCTAATAGTCTCAGCGCAGATGAGTGGGATCGGCTAGGTAATGATAGCGATTGGCTAGGGAGTGGTAAGTATAGTGAAGATGTAGCTGCTCGTAAGGATGTTACAGGACAGCGTTATTGGCAAGGCTATGAAGAAAAGAGTTCTTTTTATTCTGAAGCAAACAGAGAAGTCACACTAACAGAAAGTTGGATGCACGTAGATCGTGATGGTGACGGTATTGCAGAACTAAAACACTTTATTACAGTTGACCGACATGTCCTCTATGAAGAAGACGTAGAATTTGTACCACTAGCTAGCATTGTACCAATTGATATTCCACATGAATTCTTTGGTCTCTCAATGGCTGACTTCACTCGGAGCAGCACACTAGCAAGCACAGCTATTCTTCGTGGCTTTGTTGAGAATACTTATCTCACTAACTATAGCCCAAAGCTAGCTGATCCAAACGTGGTAGACTTTAGTGCGCTACAAAACATGAAGCCTAAACAGATTATCCCTACTAATGGTAATCCTCAAGGCGCAGTAGCAGCACTCTCACCAGAAACTATTTCAACAGGTACCGTACCTCTGCTTGAACATCTACAGATGATTAAAGAACAAGCTACAGGTATGTCAAAGGCTGCACAGGGTCTTAACGATACTCTATATGTATCAGGAAACTCTGAACAGAAGCTTTCAGCTGTACAATCAGCTGCTCAAAAGAGGATCCAGCATATCGCGCGTAGATTTGCGGAGACTGGATTTAAGCGACTAATTAGCGGTATTTATGAAACAATGGTAAAAAATATGAAGGGAAAGCAGTCTTATGCGCTTGATGGTGTATATGGCTCGGTAGATATGTCTACATTACCTTCTAAGATGGATGTAGAGATTCTTCTAGACATTGGAGAAAACTCTAATTCTACTATGATTAATAAGTTAACTAAAGTAGCAGGTGAACTATTACCTGCACTTAACCAACAAGGTGCTGGTATGGTTATTAAACCAGAAGCACCCGCTATCCTAGCAACTAAACTAATTGAGGCTATGAACCTAGATAGTAATGACTACCTAGAAGACTATACTACAGATGAGTTTAAGCAAAAGGCAGCACAGGCTATTGAAGAGCAAACTAAGGCACAGCAAGCTCAACAAGCTATTGAACAGCGTAAGCGTGAAGCTGATGTATCACTTGCTGAAGCAAATGTTGGTTACACTAATGCACAAAGTAAAAACACTATGGATGATAACTCTAAGCAGCTTGCAGTTGCTATTGACAAGCATTATCAAGAGTGGGCTGACCTTACTATTAAGGCAGTTAAAGAAGGTGCAGCGTTACCAGAACATCCTGGCTTTGACCAGATTGTTATGATAGCAAGACAGCTTATTAATCCACAACCACAGGAACCTATGGCACCTCAACAGGAGCCTATGACACCTCAACAATAAGGAATTATGATGGATAAGTACCGTAAGACAGCTGAGACGAAGCTGGGTAATACTAAATCATACGGAAATCATAAGATCCATCCTGAAGAATTGGCGCGAAGGGCTCACATTAAGGGTCACTTCGCCGCCAAGGAACGGGATGAGTTCTTTGATGAAGTATATGGAGAGGTCTTAATTGACTTCTTTATTGAATGGCTCAAGACGGAGCCGCATGAAACTAAATCTCGTGAGTTTCTCTACTCTTCAGCTATGGCACTAGGTAGTGTTAAAGAAAGAATGATGAACTTTGAGATGTATGGGAAGAACATCCCACACCTTATGGAGGACGAAAATGGCGAAGCGAATAATTGATTACGCCCAACTTATTAAGAATTATGAAACTATGATTGAGACACTAGAGTATGACTCTATGCGCAGTGCAGGAAAGTCTAAACTTAATGCTGACTCGCTTGCAAATATGCACGCACTCAAAGATAGATACATGGAAATGATTTCAAAGAAACCAACACCCGTAGCTACAACAGCTAAGAAGGGAGGTAACTAAGAATGGAAAATACCAATGCCGAAACAGACTCTACCCAATTGGATGATTCTGCAGCAATGGAAACAAGTCAAACTGAAGAGGGTTTGCTGGCTGACATCATGCGAAATTCAGATTTCGTTGATACTCTACCCGATGAGCAAGTACCACAGTTAGACGCGGAAGACTCTGATGAAGAAGACCCAGAATCATTAGACGAAGCCGATAACGTAGATGATGAAGACGAAGTAGAGGTTGAAGAAGAAGAAGCAGAGGATGAGGATGATACGTCTACCCAAGAATCCGATGTGTACACTACTGATGATCTAGACTTGGATGCACAAGTACTCGTTAAAATTGATGGCGAGGAAGTTGCAGTATCCTTTAGTGACCTTATTAAAGGTTACTCTACTGAACAACATCTCTCTAACAAGGGTCGTGAACTTGGTGATGCAAGAAAGCAGATGGAAGAAGAATACGCTAGTAAGGCTCAAGAGCTAACAGCAATGTCTCAAGCCTCTGCAGCTGTTCTGTATAACGCAGAACAACAACTCGCCAAAGAATACCATGAGATCGAGGCAGCAATTCAGACTGCTCGTGAAGAAGGTGACACTTATGAAGTTAATGAACTTAAAGATAAACGTGAACTCGCTCAAAGTAACTATTGGAAAGCACGTAAACAACGTGAAGACATGGTTGCAGGAGTTCAAAAACAAGCTGAACAACAAACTGAAAAAGCTTGGTCTGAGCAATTGGAGTATTTTAACGAAACAATTCCTACTCTCATTCCTGACTTTAACGAAGAAACAGCTATGTCAATTCGAGAGTTTGCTCTTGAAGAAGGGATTCCAGCGGAAATACTTGATACTATTGCTGATCCTATTATTGTTAAGTTTGTCGATGATTACCGGCGACTAAAACAAGGTGTTACTAAAGGTGCAGCTAAACGCAAAGTCACAACAGTGAAAAAGGCTCCTATTAAAAAGACTCGTACTCGAAATCAAAAAGAAATAGATGCGAGATCACAAGCTAGGAACAAAGTACTTAGTGGCGAAGGCACTGACGCAGATCAAATGGACTTTCTTAGGGGACTTGCAGAACGCTCATTAAACTTATAAATACCCAGGAGGTATAATAATATGGCTAGTACACTCGGTGTACGCGGCACAGGTGGACCACAGGGTCCAGCTCGCGGAACTGGTAAAGACGTCTCACAGCGTGAGGATCTTGCCAACTTCATCACAATGATTACTCGTGATGAGACCCCTTTCATGTCTTCAATTGGTAAGGCAAAAGCAACAGCTATTTATCACGAATGGCAAACAGATCAGCTGGAATCTCCAGGCTCATCACGGATCGCAGAAGGCACAGACTATATCGATCCAGATGCAACTGGTTCTGGCGGTACAGGCGCAACTCCTGCACTTGGTGCAAAGTTTGCTGTATCAGGTCCAAACCGGACTCGTCTTGGTAACTACACTCAGATTAACGGTAAGACAATTGCTGTATCAGGCACACGCCGCGCAGTAGATCAAGCCGGTGTTGCTGACGAATATGCATATCAGCTGAAAAAGCGTGGCACTGAGCTTCGCCGTGACGTTGAGCATGATATGATTCACTCAATGAACACTTCAGCTGCTGTTGGCGTACAGGGTAATACTGCACGTTCAGCTGGTGGTTATCAGGCATTTATCAACTCAGCAAACACTGTTGATTACGTAGGTGAGTTCCAGGCTCCTTCAGCTGCCACAACTGGCGCTGGTACAGACGCTGACGGAACTGCAATCCCACGTTCAAGCATTGCTGGTTCTACAACTGCACCTGATCGTGATCCTCTTGCACTAACTAACATCGATGGTGTTATGCAGAAGATCTACGAAGAAGGCGGTAAGGCAACAAAGATCATGTTGTCACCAAAGCTTCGCCGTGACTTCTCTGACCTTATGGTTGGCGACACAGGCGTACAGCGTAACATTGACGACTCAGGCAAACTGCGTCAGTCAGTAGACGTCTACATGTCAGACTTTGGTGATCTAATGGTAGTTCCTAACTACATCATGGGTCTCACTAACAACTTCGCATTTACAGGTGACAACAACGTTGCTCACTCAGGTGCTGGTGTTACTAACCTTGCTAACTTCTCTGCATTGATCTACGATCCAATGTGGTTTGCTATTGCAACTCTGCGTCCTCTTGCAGAGGTAGACGTAGGCCAGAAGGGTGACTCAACTGTCGGTATGATGGTCGAAGAATCAACTCTGGAAGTACGCAACCCAATCGGTTGTGGCGCTATCTACGG